AATATCGCCTTATGTTCTGTACATTTAGCCGCTTGCTATACGCCGAAAGGTATGGTAATATACAGTTACCGAAAGGGAAAACAACCAAAAAAACGGAGGAAAAACACAATGGTAGCATACGGAATCGCAAAGGCAAGAGCAATGGCAAACAGAACGGACTGGAACGAAAGAACCGAAATCACAAAGGCGGTCATCATCTGGTTCGATGCGGACTACGAATACGAACTGGAGATTGAAAACGAGGACAGGATGGACAACGAGGAGTTCACTGCATGGGTTGAGGAAAACGCAGAAAGCCTTGCAAAGGCAGATGCCGAGGAAAACGGAACGACCTTTGAGGAAATCGACAGCATCGACTTTACGGAAAAGGAAATCGATGACGATGCCCTTTTCGATGAGGAGTACGAAAACGCCTGCGAATTTGAATGGGAGTGCCAGACCGGACGGTAACCCAAAACCCATAGCCCAAGACCAAAGCCCCAACAGGGGCTGCGGCTCGTACAGCCGCTGTGTTGCCCTGTCCGGCGTAGTTTTGTTTTCTCCGAGTGGTTTTCCCCTTTCCCACAAACGCCCCACACAGGGCAACGTGGGGCTTGCTTTTTTGGTTGGTATCATACACAATTTTCTGCCTTCATCTTTGTGCAGAATATGCCGGAATTTTCGTTGACTTCTCTCGGCGGTTATGGTAATATACATCATGCCAAAAGGCAAAAACAACGAAAACTGGAGGAAAAAACAATGTGGACAGAAGGAACGATTCAGGTAGGAACGAGCACTTTTCACTACTGGGTGAAACATTACGAGGAGCCTGCCATTTTTGGATATGAGGAAGGCAGAGCCTCGAAAATCTCCCTGCGGCGGAATGCTGAAACGGTTTTCAACTTCGACCGTGGCTTGGACGTACCGCCGACGGATGCGGAAACTGAAATCGCCCTTGCAATTCTGCTGAAGCAGTACAACTAAACCAAACAAAATTCCACACAAAAAAGCCGGAGCCGAAAGGCTCTGGCGGTCGTACCGGAAAAATTTCTATTGGTGTATCTTACACAAGAAAACTGCGAAATTTCTACGTTTTTTCTGTCTGTTTAGCCGCTTGCTATCCTTGCTTTTGTATGGTAATATGGTTACAATGGAAATAGAATCTCGATTACAAAACTGCCCCTTGAGGGCGTTAAAATAAATGATACAGACTTGCTTTTTGGCAGGTCTTTTTTGTTAGGAGGTGATGGCGTGGCAAAATTCAAACCGACTCGTTTTATGGCGGAGGATTCCAAGTATAACAAAAAGGCGGCAGACTATGCCGTCTCTTTTATTGAATGCCTCAGCCACACCAAAGGCACCTGGGCTGGAAAGAAATTTGAATTGCTGGACTGGCAGGAACAAATTATCCGTGACCTGTTTGGAATCTTAAAACCGAACGGCTATCGGCAATTCAACACGGCTTACATTGAGATTCCGAAGAAAAATGGCAAATCAGAACTTGCCGCTGCGGTTGCCCTGCTGCTCACCTGTGGTGATGGCGAAGAACGTGCCGAAGTCTACGGCTGTGCTGCCGACCGTCAACAGGCAGCCATTGTATTTGATGTGGCGGCGGATATGGTTCGTATGTGTCCGGCACTCTCCAAGCGAGTGAAGATCCTGACCTCACAAAAGCGTATCGTGTACATCCCGACCAACAGCTTCTATCAGGTGCTTTCGGCAGAAGCTTATTCCAAACATGGCTTCAACATCCATGGGGTTGTGTTTGATGAACTGCATACGCAGCCGAACCGAAAGCTCTTTGATGTTATGACCAAAGGCTCCGGCGATGCCAGAATGCAGCCTTTGTATTTTCTTATCACCACTGCCGGAACTGATACAAATTCAATCTGCTATGAAGTACATCAAAAAGCAAAGGACATTCTGGAAGGCAGAAAGCATGATCCGACTTTCTATCCTGTCATTTACGGTGCAGATGAATCTGAGGACTGGACTGACCCAAAGGTGTGGAAAAAGGCAAATCCGTCACTCGATAAGACAATCGGCATGGATAAGGTAGTGGCAGCGTGTAATTCTGCAAAAGAAACGCCGGGCGAGGAAAATGCGTTTCGGCAACTGCGTTTGAATCAATGGGTAAAACAGGCGGTTCGTTGGATGCCGATGGAAAAGTGGGACAAATGCAAGGTTGCTTTTGATGAAGAGATGCTTGCTGGGCGTATCTGCTATGGTGGACTTGACCTTTCCAGTACAACAGATATTACAGCTTTTGTGCTTGTCTTTCCGCCTACTGAAGATGATGAGCATTATTATGTCCTCCCTTACTTCTGGCTGCCGGAGGAAACACTGCCACTCAGAGTAAGGCGTGACCACGTTCCATATGATGTATGGGAACGGCAGGGCTACTTGAAAACCACTGAAGGAAATGTGGTTCACTATGGCTTTATCGAAAACTTCATCGATGAACTGGGGCAGAAGTTTCATATCAAAGAGATTGCTTTTGATAGGTGGGGTGCAGTGCAGATGTCGCAGAATCTTGAGGGGTTAGGTTTTACGATGGTACAATTTGGACAAGGATATAAAGATATGTCACCGCCTACCAAGGAACTGATGAAACTGACTCTGGAACAGACCCTTGCCCACAACGGACACCCTGTTCTTCGGTGGATGATGGATAACATTTTCATCAGGCGTGACCCTGCCGGAAATATCAAGCCGGATAAAGAAAAATCCACAGAGAAGATTGACGGTGCGGTTGCCATGATCATGGCTCTTGACCGTGCAATCCGCTGTGGATGCGTTTCTGATGAGTCGGTTTATGATACGAGGGATATGCTGGTGTTATAGGTTTGATTATCTTTGCAAACTGGAATTTCTTGAATGGTCGGATATTCTCCGTTATGATCTTTTAAATATCCATTAATTTGATCTTGAGTAATATTCATATATGCAATTTGTGTGGAAACCTGCATTTCCTTATCTGTATAACTCATCTTCTCTAATCTCCTCCATTTCTTGATTAAATTCATCAATACTCATTTTCCAAATACCTTCCTCTGCTCCCCGTGCTACTTCTTCATATTTTGTGTTCAAAAAATGAATCAAGTCGGAATTGCAGGAAAGGGAGGGATACTCGCTATAATATTCTTCTACAGTTTTCTCATCATCCAACAATATAAAAGTAACTCTTAAAAAACGAGGATTTGTATCAGAAACAATACTTTTCATAAAGAAATATAATTCTTCATTACTATAGCAATCTAAAAAATCAGAAGATAGATACAAATCAATCTTTGGTTGAACGCTATATGCAGACATCTCATCATTGTATTCTTCAATTGTGATATTCGTATTCTTGATTTCTTTTTCTTTAAACGGAATGCTCGGAACATCTACATCAATGTAAAAATACAAATTGACATCGGCGAAGGTTTTTTCCACGATTTTCTTGTATTGGTCTCCAATGATCGATTGGATATAATCATCTTTTCCGCCACGTGTTTCAATCAGGCTATACACCTCAAACAATAAATCAGGATCATTTACTGGATATGCAATTGTTCGATGAGAATCCATGATAGTTTTCACTTCGAACTCTTCTCCATACTTTTCGTATAGCTGCTCTTTCGCAAATTTTGCTAAATCTTTACTGTCATAAATAACACAGCCTGTCAGCCAGATTGTATTTGTAAAAACAACAGCACATAAAGCTGCTATAGAAAAAAGATGATGAATGATGTTCTTTCTCACTCTTGCATTCTCACTTTCTGTAAAAATCACCGGAATTTTTGCGATGTAAATGGTTAATGCCCATCACATCAGCTGTATAGCATTTCATATTTTACTTTAGTATAAATGAGCATTTCCAGCGACTTGCACAAAAATATGTCATAATTTCACATGATAATCCCGTTTTTAATTGCAGAGAGAGCATAAATGGTTGGGAATTGTTGTGCAAAATGACGGTGCATGCTCATTTATAGTTATTGATAAATATTTTCATACTCATCAATTTCCATACAAATATTATCTTCTGCAATTTTATGCTCATAGACGATATATATATCATTAACTTTTTGAACAGCATATGAATACCAATAATACTTATTTCCTTTTAGTATTCTTTTACGTATTCCAATCTGCTTACCTTTTTCAAGTTTGAGATAGTTTGCATTCATCTTGTACTTTCACCACCATACCCCAGATATTAGAATTTACCAAATTAACAAAGCACGATTTATAGAGTTTCTACCCTACATTCTGTTTAGTTTAGTATATTATACCACACCCCAACCCTCAAAGTCAAGAAAGGAGTGATTCTTATGGGTATTTTTACAGGACTATTCAAGTCCAGAGATAAGCCGACCAACAGCTATGATTCGCCGTCCTACACATATTTCTTTGGACGAGCCAACAGCGGTAAACGTGTCACCGACAGAACAGCCCTGCAGCATATCGCGGTGTATGCCTGTGTGCGTGTGCTGTCAGAAGCGATTGCACAGCTGCCACTTCATGTATACAAATACAACGATAGCGGAAAAGAGCGAGTGCCACAGCACCCGCTTTACTTTTTGCTCCACGATCAGCCGAATCCTGAAATGACTTCTTTCGTATTCCGAGAAACCTTGATGTCCCATCTGCTGATTTACGGAAACGCTTATGCACAGATTATTCGTAACGGCAGAGGTGATGTTTTAGGATTGTATCCTCTGATGCCTGACAAAATGAAGGTTGACCGTGATGAGAAAAACCGCCTGATATACATTTACAGCCGTTACGATGAAGCAAATCCGAATCTGAAAGAACAAGGTGATATTGTTCTTTACGCTGATGAAGTTCTGCATATTCCCGGACTTGGATTTGACGGACTGGTTGGATATTCGCCGATTGCACTTGCGAAAAATGCAATCGGCATTTCTATTGCCTGTGAGGAATATGGGGCATCGTTTTTCGGAAATGGTGCTTCACCAAGTGGCGTGTTAGAACACCCCGGAGTAATCAAAAATCCGGAACGTGTGCGTGATGCGTGGCAGAGAGCCTATGGCGGAAGAAATGCCCACAAGGTCGCAGTTTTAGAGGAGGGCATGAAGTTTACACCTATTGCAATTCCGAATAATGAAGCACAGTTTCTCGAAACCCGAAAGTTTCAGATTGAAGAAATTGCAAGAATGTACCGTGTACCGCTCCATATGATTGGCGACCTTGACCATGCAACATTCAGTAACGTAGAACATTTATCCCTTGATTTCGTGAAATACAGTCTTGACCCTTGGATCGTTCGATGGGAGCAGTCTTTGCAGAAAGCACTTCTTTCTGATTCTGAAAAAGGACAGTATTTCGTGAAGTTCAATGTGGATGGACTACTGCGTGGTGATTATGCTTCCCGTATGCAGGGCTATGCTACCGCAAGACAAAACGGCTGGATGTCGGCAAATGACATCCGAGAACTTGAAGATATGAATATGCTTTCAGACGAAGAGGGTGGAAACCTGTATCTCGTAAATGGCAGCTTTACAAAACTCGCTGATGCAGGAGCATTTGCAAATCCAAAAAAGGAGGAGAAAACCAAATGAAGAAATTTTGGAACTTTATCCAAAACGAAGATACATCAGAAACAGAGCTTCTGTTTAACGGTCCTATCTCTGAAGATACCTGGTGGGGCGATGAGGTGACACCTGCACTATTCCGTGATGAACTCTCAAAAGTAAGTGGAAATCTGACAGTCTGGTTGAACTCGCCAGGGGGCGATGTGTTCGCCGCAAGTCAGATTTATTCTATGCTGAAAAATCATAAAGGCAAGGTTACCGTGAAAATTGATGGCATTGCTGCCTCTGCCGCATCGGTTGTGGCAATGGCAGGCGATGAAACTTTGATTGCACCGACTGCTCTAATGATGATTCATGACCCCAGCACTTGTGCTATGGGAAACAAGGCAGATATGGAAAAGGCTATCATCTTGCTTGATGAAGTCAAAGAAAGTATCATCAACGCCTACGAAACCAAATCTCATCTCAGCAGAAACAAGATTGCGAAACTGATGTCCGATGAAACATGGCTCAATGCAAAAAAGGCTCATGAAATGGGTTTTGTGGACGGGATTCTGTTTGCAGAGAAGAAAATGCCTGTTGTTCCCAAAGAGGAAGAACCGGATGAAGAAGAAAAAGAAGATACACTGACTGCAATGACCTATTCCAAATCGAAGAATCTATCTGCATTCTTATCCAAAGTATCTGCATCAGCAGAATCCGTTACTGGCACACCCATTGACCTGCTTGAAAAAAGACTGGCATTACTGAAATACTAAGGAGGATTTTAACTATGGCTATGACGATCAAAGAACTCAGAGAAAAGAGAAAGAAGGCTTGGGATACAGCACGTGATTTTCTTGACAGCAAGCGAAACGCAAATGGCGTGCTCAGTGAGGAAGATTCCAAGACCTACGATGCAATGGAGCAGACCATTGTTGACCTTGGCAAGGAAATTCAGCGTCTGGAAAGACAGGCTGAAATCGAAGCTGAAATGAACAAGGCAACTTCCACTCCTGTTCTCGGCAAGCCTGCTACACCGGACGTAACGGAAAAGGCAGGTACGGCAAGCGATGCCTACAAGAAGGCTTTCTGGAACAGTATCAGAAACCGTAACTGGATCGATGTACATGACGATTTGCACATTGGCACAGACGCAGAGGGTGGCTATCTTGTTCCGGATGAGTTTGTGCGCCTGTAAAAGGCGATGTTTACAGTAGATTAGG